TCCCCCCGCCCCGAGTTCCGGGGCCTGGAAACGAAGGATGTCGCGCCGCTCGAATGGCTTCTTTCCCTTCCCGGCTTGGTCCGCCGCCCCTGTCACCTTTGGCCTCCCGCGCAACTGCTGAATCACGGTCAGCGTCCGCCACGCTTCCGCCATGCGGACCCGCTGCACGGGATCGCTAATCGTCCCGGCCTGCACAGCCGCACGGTACTCCGTCTCGGACTTCACTGATCCCATGCGCGACCACATTTCCTTTTCCGTGCTATCGAGACCCCCGAATAGTCCAATGAGCGTTTCCGGGACGGCCTTCCGCATCGCCTCCCGTGGCGAGATCCCTTCCAGCACCGCCTCCCCGCCGACCGTCTTGAGAGCGTTCTGCGCGGCGGCATAGGCATCCCGTAGGAAGCCCATGCCCGGATCGTGGATATTGATATCCAACCAAGCTGGGATCTCACGAACCGCCACCGCGTATTCCTTGCGGAGCGGGCGGTCCTTGTCGGCTTCGCCCTCTCGAAATTCCCTGCGGACATAAGCAATCTGCGCTTGGACGTGAGCCTTGATCGTTGTCAGGTTGCCCTCGTCAATCGCGCCCCTCGCAAGGGCGACCTCTGCCCGCCGCACCACGGCGCGGGCCTCGGCCTCCGTCGCCAGGGGAATGTCCGCCAGGAGGCCATCAGTTGCCTCCCTCTGGGCCTTTTCCGTCTGTGCCTGGTCAAACCGCGTCGCCTCCCGTTCGCGGGATGTGAGGGCGTCCTGGTAGTTGAGGACATTCGTCACAACGGAGGCCGGCAGCCCCTCAAGCAGTGCTGGAAGTTGCTCATTGCTCAGTTCCCCCCGTCGAAGGGCCAACTTGAAATTCGATTCTTTGGCGTCGTTGTAGTCGTTCGCGGCCTCCTTCGCCTTTTTCTCGTGCACCTCCGCAAGCACGCGAGCATTATTGGAGAGCGCAAATCGCTGCTCCATAGTCAGATTCGGGAAATACTCGTACACGGTTTTCCCTTCCGCGTCCGTCGTCATCGTCCCGAGTTTCACGCGAAAGCCCTCCGGGTCGGCTTGCATCTGCGTCACGGCATCCCCGTGTTCTGCACCCCGGAGAAACTTCTCAATCGCGGCCCGTGCTTCTTGTTGGCTGAAGACGCCCGCATTCGCCAGGCCGGTATAGAGATCCGTCGTTCGGGTGACAAGATCGAGCCGCTGGAGCGCGTCCGGCGTGAGGGCGTACCGCTTGGCGCTTTCCTCCGCCTGCACATGGGCATCCGCCCGCATCGCATCCGTCAATTTCGTGTTTGCCGCTGTCCATCCCTTGTTCCCGTAGTCGTGAATCTTAATCGCGCCGTCCGCCAGGACCGCGTTGCGATACTTTTCATCGCCGAATTGCTTCACGCCTTCCGAGAGGGTTTGCTGAAGGGAGTCCTGCATGTTTTTCTGGTAGGTGCTGGCCGGCATAGAGACATCTGGGTTGCGAATCAATTCCTGGGCTTGCGCGTCTAGATCGGTAAAGAGCTTGGCCACCTGGACCGCCTGCCGCGACTGCTCTACCAAGTTTTCCAGTTTCGCCCGCTGGAGCGCGTTCTCCCCAATCGCCTCCCCTACGCCCGCGATAGCGCCGCCCAACTGCACCGCCCCGGACGGAGGGGCGTCTGGCAGATTTGGCGCAGAGGGATTGGGTATCTGCACCTGGGGAGATTGGCGGTAAGCGTACTCGGGGAACCTCATCAGTCGTATCCGTAGCCGGGAAAGTCAGCAGCCCTCAAACTGCTGTAGGTCGTGCCACCAGCCGTCTTTCCTTGCAGCGCCCGAATCTTCTCGTACTCCGTCAGACCCTTCACGCCTGCACCCAAGGCGCCGAGTGTGCCCGTCAGGATCGCCCGCCTGCCCTGAATCCGCAACATCTGCGCCCTACCCTTCAACGCCTCCGCCTGGACGCGCTTCTGGGCGGCGTCCGCCTCCAGGCCGGTCGCAGTCACGTCGCCTTTCCAGCGGGCCAGGACAGCATCCTCATCGGCCTTTCGCAGCGTCTCCAGTTGGGCCAGGAGGGGGGAACCCTCTGTGACTACCAGGCCCGCGTGAGCCGCCATAGCCGCCTGGGTGCCTTGGAGTTTCCGGCCCGCCTGGAGCGCCCTCCCGACCTCGATGCCGGCGGCGTTCCGGGCAATCGTGGCGTTCAGGTCGCTCCGGGCGGCGGACTGGAGCGTGAGTTCCGATTCCAGTTCCGCCGTCCGGGCGTTGAATTCGGCTGTCTCCTGTGCGCCCCTGGCGGCGACGATATTCCCCGCCACGCCGGTTCCAGCCTGGACGAGTGGGGCCACAGTTCGCGTGACGTTCGCCACAGACGAGCCGATAGAGGCAACGGCAGACAACCCCTCAAGGCTCATCGCGCCGTACCCGGGCGTACATCCAGGAATTCCCCCCATCGGGCCGGTAGGCGTGCATCAGGCCCTCCCGCGTGAATCCCAGCGCCTCCAGGAAGCGGATCGCGTCCGGGCGGTCTTCCGCCGCACTCGCCCAGACCCGCCGGAGCTTGCCTTCAGCCTCCCAGAGTTTCACGAAATGGCGCACCGTCCACGCGATCCAGTGACCGTCGCCATTCTTGGGGTGCCCCAAGATGATCCACGCCTCCGCCGCGCCCTGCCCGTCCAGGATGAACCCGGCACAGCCGATAGGCTTCCCGTCCCGCAGGCCCGTCACCGCCGGCTGGGGCACCTTCGCCGGGTCTATTCCCATCGCCGCGAACTCTGGGAAATAGGCCGCATCGGCTGGGAGGAAAGGTCGGACGGTGTAGTTAGGCACCGACCGACACCTCGGCCATGAGCATCGTCACGGTTCCCCCAAGGGGCAAATTCTGCGTCAAAGTAACTCGCCCGTCGCGGTCATAGCCGTTGACCGGGATGATGAGGTCCCCGTCCGCCGTCGAGCTCGAAATCGCACCCGTCCCGGTCGGAATCACGAAGACGCTGCCAGCCGTGTAGCCAGCGACCACTCCACCAGCCTTGTACCGGACGCCGCCAATGCTCAGGACGGGCAAGTTGAGGCAACGGACCTTCATCTCCCCGAACCCCTTGATTTTCCCTGCCAACTCCGCGCCCGGCTTCTCGATCCGGCAGGTCATGGCCGTCGCCGTGAACGCAATCCCCACTTCTGCCGTCTCGACAGTGGGCGAGAGGCCCGTCACCTGATCGCTGGTGACGGTCTGAGCAGGGTAGATGCGCTCGATCCCGTCCGCTGCCGTCCCCCGGATCATCACGCTCTCGGCGGCGAGGTGGCTCAGGCCCGTGATCGTCGCCGTCGCCGCGCCGGAATAGCTCTTCGAGCAATCGAGGTATTTATCCCAGTCCAGGACCTCGATATATCGGACCGTGCCGCCGTCAATCGTCCGCTTGATGACGGCCCAGAGATCGTCCCGGTTCTTCACGCTGTTCGGGATGACCGCCGCGCTCTCGATCACGCTGGTCCCCGCCGCTGTCGCCGTGGTATGCCGACTCCAGCCCAGCACCTTTTCCTTGCGATAGTACGTGAGCCCGCACAGTGTCCCATCCGACCGCACGAACCAGAGGATACTGTAGGGCGTCTGCTGATAGGCCGAGGAAAGGAATGTAGTGCTCCAGGTGAGATGGTCCGCGAAGGCGGTCAAATCCTCGGACTCGTAGGCATCCGTAAGGTAGTCATACAAGAATTCCCGGATGCGCCGCCCGCCCCACTCAATGTACTGGAGGGCGTTGCCTACCTTCGTGATGTACCCGTTCTGCGACCCGTGGAATGTTTCCGGCTTGATGACGACGGCCGTAGGTGTGAGCCCAGTGTCCAGTTGACCTTTGAGGGTCCATTCCGCCCGAGCCGATCCGACCAAGAGGAATTTCGTAAAGGCCAACCAGTTGATGACGTTGACCTCGTTCGACGCCAAGACGTAATTCAACTCCATGTCGTCAGAGGTGCCGCGTGCGAAGCTCTGGTAATCCCCGATGACGCTCCCCCGGATGTTATCCGGCTCGCCCGCCGCGCCGGCAAAGAGAAGGCGCTGTTCCCCAAGCGTGGCCGCCTTGGGATAGCCGCGCCCGCTCGTCCACGTATCCGATTCCATCGTCCAGGAGCCAGGAATCGCGTAGTAGAGTGCGGCGGTTGATTCGGTGAAGGCACTCAGACAGAGGATGTCTATTTGCGCGGCACTCGTAAAGACCGTGATCTTTGCCGTTCCCCCAAGGAAATGGAGGTATTTGCCCACGTCCCCCGACCGAAACGTATTCCGGTTGGTCGTCAGGTCTGGATCTTTCGGGGCAATCGTGATGGTTTCCCCTACCCCCGTCTGGTAAAAACTCGCATAAACCAAATGCGACGTTGGGGAACCCAGGAGCCACCAGTCCCCGGAGGCATAGGGATCGGCCACCAGTTTGAAACTGCCCTCCAGAATGTCTACCGTATAAGTGCTGGTCGTGGGAACGGCGGTAATCAGCGCCTTGCCGCCATCGGTCGTCGTAACAAATCTTCCCTTGTCGCCGATCAGGGCGTTCGCTGCCCCCAGGGTGAGTGTCCGCCCACTCCCGGTCGCGTTCGAGGAATACATCGTCGTCGCCAGGTTAGTCTTGATCTCGGCGGTCGGTGGAGGCAGGAAGGAAATCGTGGTCAGCCGCCAGGAGGTTTCTGAGACGCGCTCCAACTTGGCGGGGGCGTAACTCGCATGAGTGATGTAGACGGTATCGGCAGACTGGCGAAACTGAAGAGCGGCGAGATCCGCCGTGGCGTAGGTCGTCGTGACTTCGGTAGGCGCTCCGACTGCCTCCGGCTCGCCCGTGGTGGTATTCGCCCGCCAGATGCGGATGTAGAGGTTGCCGACTTCAAGGATGTAAGCGTTGGTGGCGTTGAAGACGAAGGGCCAAACGTAGGTGGCGGTTGAATTGGTCTTGACGCCACCCGCGTACTTCCAGGCCCCGCGCACCCGGATACCGCCCTGCACCAGCGGCACCCAGTTCAGGCAGGTATCCAGGCCGTTGTAGTAGCGAGCCTGGTCAATCCGCCCTCGAAGCAGCGGGCTGAGTTCTCCCGAGTTGAAATTGTTTTGGGCTTGGTGGACGGTGGGCATCAGCTCCCCCGCACATCCAGCAGGGTACGGGCAGAGATGCGACCCTTGGGCTGGACTTCGCTATTCGCGCCTCCTTTCGCCTCGTCGAGTTTTTCCTTCCACTGGAGCGCCATGAGCCGAACGCACGTTTCATTCTTGGTCAACGGCCACGCGGACTCAAGGGCGAGTTTGGCGATAATCGCTTCGCGCAGGCTGTGATCCCATACGTCTGGGTCCGACTCGTAGTAGTCGAATTGGAGGACGGCATCGGCATACTCCGTCAGGAATCGGTTGCCCTCAATCTCGTAGGCATAGGTCGGCTGGTCTACGCTGATGGCCTTCACGAAACCGGACGGCAATTCGTAGGCATAGTTATAGCCGACGCCCACTGGCTTGAGCCGCCACACGTTCTTCGCAGGTGTGGAATCTGCCCACGCCGTCGTGTTCTCTACGGTGACGACGGTACTGGATGTATATGCGGTGATCTCCGCGACGCCAGTTGCGCCCGTGCCGACTTCATGCAGTTCTGCGGCAACATCCCGCTCGCTGAAGAAGGCGGACGCCGCCGTCGCCGTCACACCCGTCGCTATCGCCCCGCTTGAAAGCGTCAAGGCCATTGTGGTGTATTGCAGTTGTGCCCGGGTCCGCGTGGAATTCACCCCCGCCAAGCGCATAACCTCTTTCCAGATGTTCGCGTAGTTCCGATTCATAAAGTTGTCTTGAGGCGTGGCATCGGTCCCGAGCGTGGTGATGATCGCCACGCCGAGACGGTCGAGCGCGTAGTTGATGATGTTGGTCGCGGTCGTGGGCATGTCACTCTCCCAAGAGGTTCTTCAGGGAAGAGCCGCTGGAGTAGAGACCGCTGGGTCCCGTCAGAATCGTGGAGGCCCGGCCCTGGCGTCGCCGGAGGGCCAGGGCGGATTCCTGAGCGCGAGTTGACTCAGCAACGGTCGGCGTCGGCTTTGTCAGGTCGGGAGTGGTGGGGGCCGCAGCCGCCGTGGGCGCTTTTGTGGATGGGGCAGCGGGCGCAGGGATTTCTGGGAGCGAAGGGGGCTTCGGAGTGCCCTGCGTTAAGGAGTAGATCGAAGTTCCTACGGCTGTCGCGGATGCGAGAATGGTCGCTACGGCTGCAAGTGCTGGCAAGGCCGCCATCTCATTTCCCTTTCCGCCAAACCTTTGCGTCCACGTCCGGCTGCCACCCCTCTTTCAAGTCCACGTCAGCCTCCTTCGCCGCTGCCTCTACCGCAGCATCCAGCGCCTTCGCCTTCGCCTGGTATTGGAGCGCCGCCTGTGCCTGCACCCGACCCGCTTGGGCCTCGATCACTTGCCGCTCCAGCATCAGGACCCGGATGCGAAGCGCGTGGATCTCACTGAGCGGCTTCGTCTCTTCGGCGGCGAATATCGGGACCGCTAGGAGCAAGAGCGCGGCGATTACGAGAGCGGGACGCACTACTTGATCCCCAACAGCAGTTTATCCGCATCCGTGACCGTGGCGGGCGCCTCCTGAATCTTTCGTAAGACCGCCGCCTTCTGCTCTGCCACTACCCCCTTCGTCTCGTTCGCCACGTAACTGGTGAGCAGGGAGGAAACATACTTGCTGAGAGAGGCGAAGGGGACCTTCTTCTGAGCAGCGAGTTTGGCGTTCGCCCGATCCATCAGGAACTGGAACGCTGCTTCGTCCTGCGTATTCAGGGACACCGTGAGTTCCAGCGCGGAGGCTGGTAGGGTCATGCCCAGTAAGGCAGCCACTAGAAGGAAAACCATCACGCGCTTCATAGAAGCCCTCCTTAATTCCGCTTAGTTAGTCGTACCAGAACAGAATGTTTAGAACCTGCGTGCTCCCCAACCTGTTCTTGACTTGGAGCGGTTCCTGACTCGCCGCAGTGCCCACGTCCACCTTGACATCAGTATCGGCGTTCGCCACGACGTCGGCGGTGTTGTTAAACAGGGTCACGGTCCCGGTCGCGCTGACGGTGAAGTGGGTGTAGGTCGCCCCGTTATTGGTGGACACGACCCCGTAGGCGTTGCTCGTCACGGCGGGCAGAGTCACGATGCCATCGTCTGCCACGCTCTTGTTGTAGGCGAACATTTTCAGCGTGGTCGTCGGCTCAATGGGCGTCGCAGCCACGTCCTGCGGCGAGAATCCCACCACCCCCGTCGGCCCAACGGCCACGCGGTTCACTAGGGCGTTCTGCGTGCTATTGCTGGCGGCGCCTGCGGGGGCCGTGGCGATGTAGCAGTTGCCGCCAAGAGCTGTTCCGGTGCCTCGACCGCAGGCGTAAGTCATATCCCCACCGGCCTTGTCGGTGCCGGACCCGTCCGGCCCCTTGAAGATCTGGGCGACGGCGACGTCGGCGTCAGGACCTTGCTGGAGAATGTTTGCGGCCTCTCGGCCGAACTCGGTATCGCCGCCACCAAAACCGAGGATCGTGCCGGTAGCGATATAGAGGAATCCAGACGAGACAGCCAACTGCTGGGTCCCGCTCGCATCAAAGAGGACGCGGGACCCCGCAGTGTTAAATCGAATCCCTGTCGTACTCCCAGCGCCATAAATCGCTGGGCTGCCCTCGCTATCATTTGATGGAACGGCTAGTGCGCCCCCCGCCAGCGTCAGGGTGTCGGGGGCCCCGATCAGTGTGATTTCCCCATTCGCCCAGTTGATGCCGCCGCCGGTCGCCAGGTGAACATCGGACCACCCGAGATCCGTCGTCCCGAGGGCCGCCCCGTCATTCGTGGCGGGCGCGATGGTCGCGCTGAACCGCGTCGGCGCCGGGTAAATCTTCGTCTGTGCGAACGCGGCAGTTCCCGGCAGCAGGAGGCAGGCCGCGATCAGGAAGGCCGAGAGGCGTTTCATGCTCTCCCCCCTCTTACTGGAAGCAGTGGATGGACAGATCCGCGTTGGCGGCTGCGGTGCTGCCTTGGCGGATGGCGCTGAACTTCGACGGGAACATGATCTCGATAATGTCCCCCACGTTTCCTTCCAAGGCCCCGTTCGTCGTCAGCGGATAGCTCGCCCCACCCACATCCAGGTAGTAGTAGATACTGTTCGTCTTGACTTGCATCAGCGCCTTGCGCTCGATGCCCGTGGCGAGATTGCGGTCCCGGCAGAGCGTGGAGGGGAAGCTCTGCGGCGGCGTGGCGAGCGTCATGGACCAATGAAAGAACGGCACGCCGTCAATCGCGGGGGCAGGCGGCACCACGGCGGGGCCGACCAGCACGGCCAGGAGCAGCAGGAAGATCATGACCTGCTCTTTCCAGCTCATTTGACGTTCTCCTGTGTGGCGAATCCCAGCAGCGTCAGCGCCAGGACCGCCGTTGCGGCGATCTGGAAGGGAAACATCGTCAGGCTGCTCACGCCAGCCGCCACGACACCGGGCAAGGCCGGACTTCCCGCCAAGGTTCTCCGCCGGGACCACACCCACACGGTCATGAGAACAAGCAGCACGATCCCGCCTTCATAGACCAGTTGCACGAATTCATTGTGAGCCTGCCCGTGGATTTCGCTCAGGGCGAACTGCGCCTTCTCTTGGATGGCTGGGAAGCGGCGGAGCCAGGCCCCTGGGCCGTAGCCGATCAGGACGCCGAGGACGCTCCGGCCCAGGTCGCTCATTGCCATGCCCCAGATCGCCAGCCGCTTCAGGAGCGAGTCGGTGATCCCCGATGGACTCAGAGACCGATGCCACCCCGTCAGCACGATCAAGGGCAGGACCAGAAGGACAGGGCGCCAGCCGACGCGGCGATAGCGAACCGCCAGGGCTACCGCCAGGGCGACAGCAGCCCCGACCGACCGGCTCAGGATCACCCCCCCGATGAAGATGGGCAGAAGCCAGCCTGGGGCCACAGCCCCCGCGATTGCCAAGTAGCTGCCCATGTAGACCGGATTCCCGATACTCCCGGCGATCCACGCCCGCACAGGGGGAAGGAGCCACCACTGAAAGGCCGAGTAGGCAATCTGGAGGATCCCAGACGCCACGGCGAGAGAGGTGAGCCAAGAACGGACCCGCATGGGAACCCGCTGGGCGGTCACGAGCAGGAGTAGCCCGGCCAGGACAGCAAATGTCGTCTCGAAGGACAGCTCCGCCCGCGTGAGGAATCCCCGAGTCACCACGTACAGCGCAACGATTCCCACCCATCGGTCCTGCCCCGCGATCCAGGTTGCCAGGATCGCCAAGATGCCCCAGAAGAGAGGTGCCGCCGGCTGGGCCGCGTTGCTGGCGATCCGCCAGAGCGGTAGAAAGACCAGGAGCGCCGCCAGGATTGGCCATGCCTGCATGCGGCTCTTTAGTTCCACTGGGTCGCAAAGGGATGCGGAATCCCCGTCGCAAAGACGGCGTAGAGGACCGTCAACCCCTGGACGCGACTCGCGTAAATCTTGAAACCGTCCTGCATGGCTCCAGTCGCTCCCGCCTGCGGTTCCTGGTCGCCGCGCATCCCTTTGGTGACTTCGACCAGGTTCACGGCAGGCGTGGCCGAATAGGCCGGAGCCGTGCCCGTCCCTTTCGAGATCAGGACGCGGCCCGTCGCCACCGCGTTCAAATTCGTCAGCTCGAAGCCGCGCCCGGCATAGATCAGGTCGCCCACGGAGAGGCCCGAGGGCACGGGGAGCTTCCAGGACCCGTCCGTCGCCACCAATAGTGAGGCGGCGAGCACGACGACCGTGAGGCTGACACACAGATGCGTGAATGCCTTGCCCATGCGAATCCTCCCGTGGGGCCGGAGCATCGTGCCCCGGCCCCGGCAGGTTGTCTAGCGAACGAAGCTCAGATACCCGTAGACCGTCGCGGCTGCGGCCATCGTGCTTCCGGCGTTGGTCACGATGATGGGCACGCCGTCTTTGGAGTTGAACTCCTTGAACATGCCGTTGGCCGTGGTCGTGGTGCCGATGCCGTAGTCGCTGCCCAGCAGGGCCTCACTGGCCGACGTCGCCACATCCACGTCATCGTCGAACAGGTTNTCGTCNGCGGCCACGGCGGCACCGTCCAGCCCCGTGTAGGCGGCATGGCCGATGTCAAAGGTCGTGCCGGTCCCCATGTCCGACCACTGGATGTAGCTCTCCTTCGGGAGGAAGAAGATCTGGCCGGCCGGCAGGAGGCGCAGGTGCAGGATGCTGCCGCTCGCCAGTCCGCCGGCGGGCACCGTGTAGCTGTAGAGCCAGCATTCCTTCTTCCCCACATTCTTCGTGAGGTCCTCCAGGCTTGGAGCCTGTTTGTCCAGGTTGTACTGGGTGCTGTAGTAACTCGCCATGCTCACAACCTCCCATCACGCTCAGGGCGTGGCTCAGGATTCGGTGAAGGTGTACTCGATCACCCGCTCAGGGTCGCGCCGGACTGCGCCGCCGCAAATCTCGAAGTAGACTTCCCAGCGCGAGGACTTGTCCCGGCGCTGGTACACCTCAGTCTTCTGGTCAATGCTCTTTGCCAGCCCGACGACACCGCGTTGCCCGAAGACGCAGGAGCGGGTGGTGCTGGAAATCGGCAGGTGGTTGGACACTTCCCAGTTGAAGCCCAGGTAGTAGCCCAGCGAGCCTTCCGTGAGGACCTTCTGCGTGTTGAAGTCGCTGGACTTGACTTCCGTGATGTTCAGGAACAGCTCCATAAACTGCGGCGAGACCCAGGCGAACAGGTCCGTCGTGATCTCGCACTCGGCGAAGATCCGCCGCAGCTTCAGGATGTCCGCGATATTCGGGGCGCCCCCGGTCGCGGCGACGACGTGTGATTCGCTGTTCCGGTCGGTGTAGGTGGACCACGTTTCCGTCGAACCCTGATCCGCCCCGTGGGTGGCGTTGGCGACGGCGGCCGTGGCGATGACGCTATCCCACTTCCGACCGATGGCCCCCGATCCCTTCTGGACGTAATCGGACTTCGGGTCCGTGAAGGCGGCCTCGCTATCCGTGTCGTCCAGGGGGAGGGCGCCGTTGTAGGCGGCGAGGGTGGCCCAGTACTGGCGATGCAGGATGTCGTTCTCGGGCGTGTCGGCCCCGCGCGATCCCTTGGCAACGAGGTCCAAGTTGCCGAGGTAGCCGAAGGAGGCCGTGGTGCCGCGAACGCTGGACTTCTGCTGCGTCCATTTCGACAGGATAGAGCCTGTCATGTCGGCCTGGTTCATCACCAGGCCGGTGTACGCTTTGATGAGGTAATTTGCGATCTGGTCTGCCATCGGGTGACTCCTCCCGTAGATGCGCCCCGCCGGGAGGCGGGACTACGCCTGACAACACCTGTCTGCGTGGCATCGGGAGGGAATCCGCCGGAGGCGGGCCTGCCCTTCGCGGGTCGCCGCGCGCGTCCCGTCTTTCCGGGATGTCAGCCGGGCCTGTGCAGGGAATCCGGCAGGGGAACCCGTCAGCGGATCGGCTCGGGATTCAGGAATCGTATCAGCCGCGTCCGCTCTTCCGTCCAGGCTGCCTGCTGAGGATGCTTCCCTTGCAGCCACAGCAGATTCGTCTCGATTTCCTTCACCCGAACGTCCATTTGCTGATTCGAGGCGATACCCGCCACGTCGCTTTCGATAACACCATCCTCGGCGGCGTTTTCCCCGAGGCGGGAGAAATGTTTCAGCCAGAAGGGATGCCCGGCGATGCCCGCCCGCTGGAGGAATTGCTGATCCTCTTCGGACACGAATCCCTTGATCCAGCGGTCCGCCAACGTCTCCCGACGGGTGTACGTCTCCTCGCCCCATTCCTTACGAAGCGCGGCTCGCTGCTGCGCGTAGGTCTGCTCCAGCGCCAGGAGTTGCTTCTGCATGTTCTCTGCGTAGCGGGAGACAATCTTCTGGGCGGTTCCCTTCGGCACGCCGAGTTCGTGAAACACGGTGGCGTACTCTCCCAGGCGTTCGGTCGGGACGAGGTGGCGCAGGTCTTCGGCCACGTCCAGCGTGTAATCCGTCGGGGCATCCGGGACACCGCTCGCCTTGCGCCAGGCGGCCACTTCCTCCGGCGTGGCCCCGTCGCCAGGCACCTTGACCATGCCCTCCAGGCGCTGCCCGACGAGCTTCTTGGTCGCCACGAAACCCCGCAGGGCCTCGGCAGGCGTCTTGAATTGCTTGAGGGTCGCGTCCTCCTTCAAATCATCCGGGACCCACGAGCGGTCGCCGTCAGCCGGAGGCGGCGTCGGGGTTGCTGCTGGAGTTGGTGCGGGTGCGGCTGCCGGAGTCCCGACTGGCGGGGCGGCAGGAGTCGCTGCTTCAACCATGAAATCCTCCTTGGGGTGTGGCCCAAAAGGAAAGCCCGGTATGGCGGTAGCTACCATACCGGGCTTTCCTTCGGCTTGCAGCCCACCCCGGGGATCAGCCGGGGCGTGGGCTCAGTTGTGGACGACTACTTCGTTAGGTCCGGTTCTCCTTCGTGAAGAATTCAATCCGGCTCTTGATGTAAAGGGCGAGGACCCGTGTACCTTCCTGCGCGGCAGAGGCATAGGGATCAATCCCGCCCTCAGTTCGCTTCACCAGCGTCGTCTCGCTCATGAACGCTTCCCGTTGAATATCCGCCCAGACCTTCTGCCCCGCCGGGCTCCCGAAGGTGGCGATGTAGTCCCGCGAAAGGCCCTCGTCCTCCTGCCGCATCTGCTCAATGCGGAGGGCTTCGACGATTCGCTGCTCCTCGGTCTGGAGGGGGTAGGTCATGGCGTCCTCAACAGATCCTTGGGCGGCACGATCCCAGGCACGACGATGCCGCTCTCCTTCTTGTAATTCAGAATTACCATCGCCGCATCGGTCAGCATCCGCCAACAGAGATCCTTGTTTCCTATCGGCCCCACCACGTCCACCCCCTTGCCATCCGGGCGCACCGTGATGAGGAGGGGCGGAATGGGCTTTGGTCCGGTCTGTTCACCATTTCCCGTCATACGCCGACTCCATTGGTGAAGGGCTTGACTGCGCTTACCCACCCGCCGCCGCCCCCGGTGCCGGTTGCAATGCCTTTATCATCGGCGCGGCCTGTCCGGCTGCCTGCGCCGTCGCCATCATCGCCTGTATCTGGGCCTGCTTCACCTCGGCCTCTGCCCGTTGCTGGCGAATGGCCGTCACGACTTCCTGCCCGCGCATGCCTCGGGCCGGGACGCCACGCACGGAGGCTTTGTGCTGGGCCAACCAGTCCAGATCGTAATTGTCCATGATGTCTTTCAGGGCGGGGTCGTTCGGATCACTCTGGCGCAGAGTCGCTGCCCAACCGATCTCCAGTTCAATCGCCTGCACGTCGGCGGCCTTCTGGGCCAGGGCGAGCGGGCCTTGAAATACCAGGTCCACGTCTGCGTCGGGCCGCTCCAAGAGTTCCGGCGGCATGGGCATCAGCGCGTCCGCCTCCGCCATCATCGCCACGCCGGTTTCGACGAGTTGCGCCAGCGGGCCGATGAGTTGTCCGAAGGCCGGCCCCAGGAGCCGGGCCGTCTCCTCGAAGCGTTTCGCCACCTCGTAGGCCGTCATGTAGGTCGGCTTGTCGGCGGGCGGGAGCGCCCGAATCTGATCCACGAAGAAGCACCGCTCGATGGTCTTCTTCATGTCCTCTTCGACCAGGGCTGCGACATCGAACCGCGCCCCGCTGGTGAGGGTCATCACTTCTTCGCTGGGATTCCGCTGCGTGAAGTTCCTGGCACCCGGCTCCCGAATCATACCCCCGACCACGCCACCCTTGCGCTCATAGGTCTCCGGGTAGGCATCCAAGGCGAAGGAGAGGAGTTTCAACTCCCGCGTCCGGTTCTTGCTCTGCATCTCCCCCAGGGCAACGTGCGCGGGTCCAGATCCCCACACCCCACCGGAATATTTATGGAAGCGGCCCACGATTGCCGGGAAGCGCCGGAAGCCGCCTTCCTTGATGATGACCTTGCCTTTCGCGTCGAAGATGCAATCCGTCCAGGGCAGACCCAGACTATCCGCCCGGTAGCCATTCGCGTTCGTGCGGGGGTAGATCGCCCGGCTGATTGTCACCGAGTCGTCTGGTTTCTCCTCCGCCTTCTTCAGAATCTCCGGGCCGACCGCCTCCTTCCAGCGGGCATGGGCCGCCCCGGCGGACATCACGGTGTCATAGAAGATCGTGTTCACCACGCCAGCGGCGTTTTCCGCGATGGTGTAGGCACCAGGGGCCAACGTCTCGAACTCGAAGCCGCCGAAGGTGCCAGCCAGTCCCAGGCGTTCAAACATGAGCGTGGCGGAGGTGGCGATGGTGGAGAAATCCGTGTACCACTCTCCGAATTCCGCAATGAAGTTGCTGGCGTTCAGCGCGTTCAGGAAGCGCTGCGCCGTGTCCTCCAAGTAATTCTGGACGGAGTTGCTGGCGTTCAATTCCTCTTGGCGCATGCGGAAGGCCAGCCAGCGTTGCGCGGGGTTCGTCAGGTTGCCCTGGAGGAAGGTGGCGAGGTCCCGCGCCGCCAGTTCCCCCGCCGCACAGATTTGCTGCGTGGTGAGTTTCTGGCCGGGAGCGGCACCGATGAGAAGTGTGCTGCGCCGGGGGCAGAACAACTCCTCAATCTCGATCCAGCCCGACTCATTGGGCGTCCGCATCGCCAGGAGTTGCGAGCGGCGCTTGATGAGGGCGGTGATGTCAACAGCCATTAGCCCATCCGTTTCCCGGTCAGCGGGTGTTTACGCTTCTGCATCCGCATCATGTCGCTGAGATCGCTTTCGGACATCCCCAGCATGCTCTTGATCGCATCATGGGTCCCCTCGGGCATGTCCTCCATTTTCGCCTTGCCCATCTTCACGGCGTAGGCCATGCGGGCGATGTCGGCCTGTTTGCGGCTCGTGGCGGGCATCAGGACCTCCCCATTCACATCCGCTTAGACGTCAACATAGAGTGGAAAGTGCCGCCTTGCGACGTTGCTCTTGGAGAAGACGACAGGGCCGAACTTCCGACGCATCTGCACAAGCAGATCCTCGAGGGCGTCCTCTTCGCTCATCTCTGGGAGATACTGTGCAGAACAACACTTCACTTTTCCCTGATAGGAAAATTCGGCATACGCCTGGATGATGCTATACGGCTCGCAGTTACCGAACACATCGCAGTCCATTCCTTGCACCACCTCTCACGGGAGCAGCGTTCATCTCTTCCACTGTCACCCGATGCTTTGGGCAGACGGGCCACCCATCAAACGTATGCCATCCGTCTGGCAGTACCGGGCGACAGACCACTTGGCCGATTGGATAAAACGCGCTGCCCGCGTCGCCCATCTCTCCACACTGGTAGCATTTGACGCCCATAGAAATCGCGCAGGCGAACGGGACGCGCATCATCGTCCCCCCATTCGCGCATACCGCCCGCGTTCCTGCCTGGGATCACGGAGGCTCACCAGGGGGTTGTAGCTCATCCGGGCCATCCGGTCCGCCGCGTCTACTTCCATGTGCGTCAGGAAGTCCAGCGGCGTGAACCCCTCCTGGGCGCCGTATCGCAGCGCATCCGCCCCGTGCGAATTCTCGTCGTGCACCGGCTCCCCCGTCCAGTCCTCCGCCTGGTTGCTCCACGCGCGATGGTAGCCGCGCAGGCTTTCGAGCCCTGCAGGAAGGTTGTCGGCCTGCGGCATCCCGCACTTGTCCACGTCGAACACTATGCGCGGGAAGCAACTCCGCAGCATGTCAATGCCTTGCTGCACGGCGAGCTTGTCGAGGAGGACCACGGAGGGAAAGGCCGACTCGAAGACCTCGAGGGTACTCAGGGTGGCACTATAGCCCTTGGCCTTGGCATCGTGCGGTAGCACGATCCTCGTCACGATGTAGGGGCGCTCCTTGATGAGCTTGATGGCGTACTCGGCGGCGGACATGGCCCCGATATGGTTCGCCTTGAAGGCGCAGTAGTCAATCAAGCGCGTCTCCCGAGCGAGCGTCTGGTAGAACCAGATCGCCGTGCCGTCCGACCGCCCGATGTCCAGGCAGCAGCCGACGGGGGCATTGACCTCTCGCGGCACCCGGACGATCCGCCCCTCCCGCTCCGCCCGCTGGACGCAATCGCCGAAGATCGAGCCGCGCAGGACGCCATTGAACGAGCAGTAATACTCCTGAAGAATCACGGCCTCGTCCTTGCCTTCCGCCCGCATCTCCGCAATCTCTTCCGCCGGGACAATCGGCCGGCCGTTCTCTCCCGGCGCGTCTCGGCGCGTCTGCTCAATCGTTCGCAGGGCATAAAACCACCGACTCTTCGACTTGCGGGCCTCGCGCTCGGCGTATACGGCCTTTCGGTAGAAGTGGTTTTTTCCTCGCGGCGTCCCGATGAAGGCGGCCCACCCCTGGTTGCTGACGATCATGGGCTCGTAGATCTCCTCGAAGATCGTCTCCGGCATGTCCTGGTACTCTGAGAGAATGACCGCCGTGGCATTCGGTCCGCGCCGCTGCTGCATCTGCTCGCTGGCACCTTGCAACTGGTAGATCGGGCCGGTCTTGGTCCCGTAGCCGTCCTTCAGCCGGATCATGCACTCCGTCTCCGAGAATTCCTCGCGGATGGGAGGCGGAAACAGCACGTCAATCATGCGTCCGTTGTCGCAGGGGCCATCCCAGAGGGTTTCCTTGGCTTTCTTGAAGGTCGTCAGCGCATGGATGACGAGCGGAGATCGTCCGTGGTTGCCCTGCTGGTGCAGCATGAACATCCTGGCGATCATTCCCCAGAGGTAATCCTTCCCGCTCTTGCGGTGATCCACTTGCACGAAGCGGTCCCGATGCTCGATGAAGAAGGCGTACAAGACGGTCCGCTGATACGACCGGCACCAAGCCGTCGGATCGTCGTGGATCTCCGTCGGCTGCTGCGCGAGCTGCTGCTGGCGCTTCGTCGTGCGGGGCATTACGTTTTCCACTCCCAGACGTGTTTTCCCCAGAAGAGTGTCCGGCTTCCTGTCGCGCAGAAATATTGCGGGATGAGTTCCCAGAAGCGGCCTTCGCCTGTTCTTGTTGCCGGGACATGCCGCCAGAGATGCCAGGCTTCACGGATTTCCGCTATGAGGGTCTCTGGCCTTTGCTCTAGATTTATTGTGCGGGGCATCAGCGGCGCCCCCGTTTCTTAACAGATGGGTGTGATGCCAACACTCTCAGGGTTGCCGTTGTATTTCCCGTCCAGTCATAGAACCGCAATTTCATTCGGCGCCATGACCACCAGCGTACCCTGCGGAGAGCAATCTTCTCAGGCTGTTTCTGCCTGAATGCTTGCTCCTGGTATCTTCCGGCTGCCCACGCGGCCTGAAGTTGGCCGAGCGAATACGATCTCACTGTCATCACCGTCTCCCCACGGGATACGCGACTCCGTTCCGAAAGCACGTCCGGCACAGCCCCGCGATCCAGTGATTCTTGGCACTCAGATTCTCACAGCCGGGACAGCGAGAGAGATACCCGACGAAGCGCGTCCACCGCTTCGTGCGTCCGGCGATATGGCGATTGGGGTAGCGCATCACGCGACCTTCGCGCCACACTTCGTACAGGTGTTTGTCAGGAGAATTCCCGCTTCGTATGGGGGCCGTCTCTCCCAGACGTGGTCGCAGGTGCGCTCCCGGAGTTGCTGGAGATTGCAGGTATGCTCCACGGTCTCTCCCGGTTTCGGATACGGCACCCACTCGAAGCAGCGAGTACATTCGAGGAAGAGCGGGCGGAGCGGGAGGGCATCAGCCTCCATCGGGGCGTCCCGTTCCACGGGTCGCTCATTCCCAATCGCCGTGCGGAGCCCTCGTCTCACTGCCACACCCACCGCCGCCAGGACATCGGTGTCGCCACGATGAGGCTGAAGCAATACGGCGGCAGGCACGAGTACGGATGCGGCGGAGGGGGCGGCACCCCTCGGCCTCCCGCAATCGTCAGGAGCGGCCACTGGATTCCCCGTCGCCCCACTACCAGGCGGAATCCGTAGCGGGAACAGGTGAAGCGCATCAGCGTGGCTCCGGGTCCGCCTGCGGGCCGAATCGGGCAAACAGTTTCTGTGACACGTCGGTCAGGACGCGGACACGGACGATGAAGGCGATGAGGGCGATGAGGAGCATGAGGTGCGAGAGCGTGAGTAAGACGTAGGTGAAGACGAGCCAGGGCATCAGGGATGCTCCCGGTGCGTAGTAAAGGCACGCACCACCGCGGCGTCAAAGGCGGCCTGGAGGGATCGTGCGAGAGCGGAGAGGGGGTTGCGTTGGTTGCGATAGAGGTGAGGTTTCTTGACCAAGCGGTAGAGACCGGATTGGCATTGGAGGAAGAAGGGGCCTGTGATGTGGGAAAGGGAAGACGCTCGGTTCGGAGGTGAGCGACGGTTGTTATTGGTGGAAAACATTAGGGGTGCTCCAGACGCAGGAGAACGACTTTGGATTGTGGGAGAGCACGAAGCGCCTCAACGGTGGAGAGCACGTCGAGGTGAAGCAGATCGGAGACGGAGGGAAGAGGAGGAAGGACTTCAGGGGGGTGTAGTGTCTCTGAAAGTTGAAGACGGCAATCGAGACAGAGAGGTTCAACGGGATCGCTGAAGGGCCACCAGAGTGGTTTCGTGGGTGATGGAATCAGGGGGGCGCTACAGGAGAGACATTGAAAAACTTCGGGAGGGTGTACCGTGAGTGAGGGAATTCCCACGTGGAGTTGTGGCTCGCAGTTTTTTCCCCCGCCCCCCTCGTCCGTCTGAATCCCGTCGCGCTCGCTCATCTCAGACCCCCGGCTTGGCACGTAACCGCTTGTTGACGCGCTGCACGCTGGTCGTCATAATACCCCTTATCGTAATCACGCTAGGCGTCATCACTGGAATCTAGCACTTGCGCGTCTAGCACTCGCGGATCCGCGTCGGGCGCTGCGTCAAGAGCGGGAATCAAACGCTCAGGCTGCGCGAGCTCGGTGAGATGTAGGTGATAGTGCAGTCCGCCAGCGCCGCCGGCAGGCTGGGCAACGGTCGGGATCGTGCCGGCACGCTCGTGCAGGCGGAGGCCGATGTCGCATGCACGAAGCCTGGCGTCGTTGTCCGGACCACTGATTGCGTCCTTGCCGTATGGTCTCTCCGCCGCTAAACTATCGTGAACAGTGGTGATGATCTTGTCAAGGTCTAACGACTTAGACCG